AACGAGTACAAACATCGTCTTTATCTATAGGTATTCAACACTCTTTGAGTCAAGTAACCAACGCACCCATACAAGTTGATACTGCTAAAGCACTAAATGAACGTGTCATTTCCATAGTTGGTTCACCTCATATAGATGAAATCAAACGTATCAAAGCTACTGTTGATCTATTGAATAGTCAAGTTGCTGAAGAAAGAAAGAAAGGTGATCAGTTATTGTCGCAACGCGATGAAATCATAAACAAACTACAAAAAGAAAAGTCTGCTTTGAAAGAAAAGTACGACGATGAATTGTGGCAAATGACTGATAAAGCAAAAGAAATTGCAAAAGAAGCTGATCAAAGCAAGGCTACCCTTGATGCTATGAGTGGTATGTTTGGATTAAATGCAGTATTTTGGGGTTTAAAGAAGTTTTTTATTAGTGCAATGACCGCAATTATCATATTTGTTATAGTATTTGTTGTACTTAGAATATTATCAACAATACATCCAGCCGCCGGTGCAGCATTTAGTATATTCAATATGATTGGATCCGGACTATTAAGTTTGGTAAAAGCATTAACTCCACATGCATTTGAATTAGCTAATTTTGCATCAAAAGATAAAGTTGATGAGTTTAAGTCTCCTCTTGTTAAAATAGTTGATGTAATCCAAGAACTAAAAGAAAAGCAAAAAGAGTCTCCTGACAGAGTATATCCATTAACCGAAGTATTAAAGAGATTTGATAAAGAAATGGACAGTTCCGAAAAAGAATTGATTGATGATATTCTAAAAGAACAAAAGTGGATTAAGTAAATTATATAGTATATTTATTATATAATTGTTTTGGATTGTTAACGAATGTTATATGTTAATAAACTAAATACAATTATGGACACAAATACAGCACACGTAATTTCTCAACAGGTATTAGAGTCAACTGCGCAAGATATGACAGGCAAATATGTCTGGATGTTTTTAGCCGGTTTAGTAATTCTGATATTCAAATCAAGTATTGAAAAGTTGGCATCTGCACTTTTCATGTTTATCGGAAGTGATTATAAAGAAGACGACGTTGTATATGTTGATGGTAAACCCGGCAGAATTGTTCGTGTGGGTTTAACAAAAACAGTCTTTTTTATATATGACATAGTAGATGGTAAAGTTGCCGGTGGTAGTAAATTAGTTATTCAAAACGAACGACTTGCAAGTCTAAATATAGAAAAGCCTCTACCTCAATTAGATTTGTCTCGTTTCAAAAAAGAATAATTTACTAATTGAACCATGGCTATTAACATTTTTACCCACATCAGAAGAGGTCTATACGATAACGTTTACAATTGTATAGAAAAAGAAAAAGTAGACGTTAATCAGAGAGATGATGACACAGGCAATCCCCCACTGGTTGTTGCAGTAGAAGAAAATCAAATAGAAATAGTTCGATTATTATTAAATCACGGAGCTGATCCAAACGTAAAAGATTGGACAAGCAAAAATACCGCACTAGATGTAGCTGAACAAAAAGGTTTCAAACCTATTGTAGAAGTACTACAACAAAGAGGTGCTAAATACAGCAGTGGTAGTAGTTTCCATTTAGCTGCAAAGAATGGTGATATCGTTTCTATTGAAGAAATGTTAGATAAAGGATGTGATATCAATGAAGTTGATGCTGGTAAAGGTTGGACTGCACTACATTATGCTGTTAATTACGGTCAAAAACACTTGGTTGAATATCTAATCATTAAAGGTGCAGATATCAACAAGAAAGACTTCTTGGGTAAAAACAACCCAATTGATGTATTGTCCAATACAAATAGAGGTGAAATTGTTAAAATACTAAACAATTACGGTGCTAAATCAGCGGGTGGTATAAGTATTCATTTCTGCGCAGAAACTGGTGATTTTGAGGGTGTACAAGGATTCTTTGATAAAGACGGTAGAATCAATGGCAGAGATGAAAAGAATGGTTGGATGCCATTACATTATGCCGTTAACGCTAACGATGTTGATATGGTGGAGTTTTTGGTACATTTGGGAGCAAATGTTAATGGCGCAGATTTTAAAGGTGAAATTGCTCCGTTAGATATTGCATTCAAGACTGGAAATGTAGAAATGCAAACTTATTTACAAACCAAAGGTGCTCAAAGAAAGAAGAAACATGATACAGGCGGTGGTGGTAAAGATATAACCATTTATATTACAGATGAAGTAAAGAAACAAATAGCTTTGTTTATTGAAAAGCGTGAACGAGAAGAAGCAGCAATAAAGAAACATGAAGAAGAACAAACTGCAAAAGAACCAAAAAAGAAAGATGTACCCGTAAAGAAAATTAACTGGAAAGATTTCTTAAAGTTAAAGAATATGCCGGTTGTGGAAAAGAAAGAAGAAAAGAAGGTTGAAGTACCAAAGCCTGTAAAACAAATTGTCAAGAAAGTTGAACAAGTCGATGTAGAAGTCAAATCCAGTAGATTGCAATTGGATGTAGAACAAGAAGGTTTCATATTCTTTATGGACATTGTAGCTTATAGTAAAAAGACTACAGATGAACAAAAGAAAGCTTGTAAAGACTTGGGTGCTTTAATTAAAGGTACAATGCAATATAAGACAGCTAATGCTCTTGAAAAGTTGATTATATTACCTACTGGGGATGGTATGGTAATGGGGTTCTTTACATATTTGGAAGACGCAATGAATTGTGCGGTTGCTATAGCTAAAGCAGTAAAGGACAGACCAGACTTACAAATGAGAATGGGTGTACATTGTGGTTCTGTAATTCCAATGGAAGACATTAATGGCAATTTGAATATAAGTGGTGATGGCATCAATTATGCTCAAAGAGTAATGGATGCAGGTGAAAGTAATCACTTATTGGTTAGTTCGGCTGTAATGTTAAAATATGATAGACCCACATATGTATTAGTGAATGATTTGGGTGATATAGTTGTAAAACACGGTGTGGTGATGCACTTGTATAGCTTACATGGCAGTGACTTTGGCAATAAAGCGTTTCCGTCAAGTAGAGTAAAAAAGGCAGAACCAACAACCGATAAACCAGTATGAAGTACTTTTTTATATAATATAACAAAAACAGGCGGAGCCTAAAAAATATGAAAAAATTAATACTAATATATCTAATGTTTACGTCATGGAGGATGTTTGCGTTAGATTTTGAAAACTCAAGTTATTATACGAAGAATTATTTATTTGATGCTCAAATATATTCAGTTAACACTTTTATATCTGAGAACAATTTAAGCCATCAACTAGGTAATTTTACGCCACATCTCGATTATGTACAATATCATGGTTTGGATCAATATAAAGAAAGTGACTTTGGGTTGGGTAGTAAATACAAAATAACTGATAAACTAACATTAAACACAGGTAGTTGGTATTACTATTATTATAACGCAGGCGACCATTACTTTGAACCGTATACATCGCTAAGTTATGATTGGATAGTATCTCCAACCATATATTTCAGTATGATAACCTATAATAATACTCCAAGAACAGTATTAAGTTTTGATTATAATAAGGATATTACTGAAAAACTACATTTGAATTTTAGACCAGTAGTAGGAACTGCGGATTATGATAATAGATATGGTTATTATGGTAGTGTGATTAGATTTGATTATGATGTAAATAAGTTTTTAGGAATATTTACCGTGGGAGAAATAGACAAACCATTTAGTTCTCCAGACAATAGTATTGTGTACACTTATTCATTTGGATTGAGGATATCACTATGAATAGATTTAAGTTCAATTTAAAATTTGCGTTATCTACAAGTACCATATTCATTTTGGCATTGGTAAGCGTTGTTTATTTCTTTTTATTGATATTTGCAATAGAAGATATAGCAAAGAATAGTTTAAAGAGAAGTTTAACTACATCTGTAAATCTTTGTAGCAGTATTCTTGACCCATATGAAATTGATAGTTTTACTAAGTATGAACAAGAACAAAGTGAAATATTTATTAACTATAGAAGACAGATTGTAGATATTAAGCGTCAAATAGAAAATATTAAGTTTGTTTATATAGTAAGACAAATAGGTACAAATATCACTTATATAATAGATTGTGGTGATGATGTATCAGAACAGGCTAAGTTGGGTGAAGTATATGATGATGCTGGCGATGGATTAAAAGAATTGTTTAAAAATACTAAAGAGGAAATATACTTTGAAAGTGATTATTATACAGATAAGTGGGGTACATTTTTATCTGCTTATAAACCTATATTTAAGAATGGAAAATTAATTTATGTTGTATGTAGTGATATTAAATCTGTTGACGCGGACAAATACATCGTTGATTATAAAAAGAAGTTTACTTGTGTATTTTTTACATTGTTAATTTTAATATGTCCAATTATAATTTGGATGACTAACGCAATTAGAAAACCTCTCTACAGAGTCAGAGATGAAATTCTTAAATTGAGAGATTTAAATTTAGATGGCCACATCGACTTCAATAGCAACATCAGTGAAGTAAATGATATGATTGATGCAACTGATAAGGTTAAAACTGGGTTGAGATCATTTGCAAAATATGTTCCTGATAAGGTTGTTAAACAACTAATAACTCAAGGTAAAGATGCAAAAATCGGTGGTGAAAAAACATACGTAACGGTATTGTTTAGTGATATCGAAGGATTTACAACCATATCCGAAAACAACGATGTGGATGAAGTTGTTACATCTTTAAATGAATATTTTGACGTATATGTACATTGTTTAGAAGAAAGTGGTGCCACCGTTGACAAATTCATAGGTGATGCTGTAATGGCATTTTGGAATGCTCCTAATAAAATAGAAAATCATGAGAGTGTAGCTGTTGCAACTGCTCTTAAGATAAGTGATGAAATAGATAAATTAAACAAAAGATGGGAATTTCAAGGAAAGAAATTTGTCTTTAAAACCAGAATAGGTATAAATTGTGGCGAAGTAATTGTTGGAAATATTGGATCCAGCAATCGTATGAATTACACAGTCACTGGTGATACTGTTAACTTAGCGTCTCGTTTGGAGTCGGCTAATAAAACTTATAAAACAAAGATTTTAGTGTCCGAATCCGTATATGAAAAAAGTAAAGATGATATCGCCTATCACTATGTAGTCGAGGTCAAGGTAAAAGGAAAGGACATACCTGTGAAGGTATATGAACCCTTAAACTTAAAATCAAAAAGTTAACATGAATACCACATTAGATTACATTACCACAACGTCAAATCGGTTATTCAAACACACCGATCCTAGAATCAAATTTCTTTATGAGTTTTTAATAGAACTATGTGTAAAAGGAAATGATCAATACTATAGATTAAAAACACAATATCATAATATAGATCATTTTTTATCAAGCGTTGAGGTGTTTGTAGACATATATGATGGTATTGTAAAAGAATCTATAATAACAAAAGATCCAAATAATTTTTTCTGTGGTGTGATCGCAACGTTGTATCATGACATTGGTTTCTTAAAAAACAAAGATGAAAAGTTAGGAACAGGAGCTCAATATATAAATTGTCATGTGGATAGAGGATGTGAGTTTGTAAGCAAAAACTTCTCGGAAATACTGACTCAAGAAGAACAGAACAAAATTTGTAAATTGATTAAAACCACCGATTATTTCAAACCAAATTATAATGTTGGATTAAATGAACTAGGTGCGTGTGTGGCATTGGCAGATTGGTTGAGTCAAATGAGTGACGAATTATACGTTGATAAATTAGAGAGATTGTACAAAGAGTTTGATGAATATCAAAGGTTTAACAAAATAAACATGTATAATTCATTTGAAGATATGGTTCATAAAACCCCCGGATTCTGGAATAAATTAGTTAAACCAATGTTACATAACCACTACTATAATCTACAACAATATGGAACGATAGATTATGTATCTAAAATAGAACAAAACATAAATATATTGGTTGAAAGATACGAATTAAATGTATTGTGTTAATTAATATAGCTTGACGTTCTTAGGAGTTATACTATAGTATGTTTTAATGAAGGAAACATATTGTGACACATCACTCATCTTTTTACAACCTATAAGCAAACAGGTTGCAAGAAGTATGATAGAAAAGAATCACTATACACACAAATGGACATTGTGTACAGTTGCATATGGAGTATACTACAAAGATTATGTTGAGAGTAGTTTCTTTGGCGGATTTAACTCGAAACTGATTGGGGTGTTAGTTTATGGTAACGCTGTTGGACGTAATGCTAGTACAAGTATAAGTCCACTATTAACAAATGATAACGTATTTGAATTAACACGTTTATGGATAGAAGATGGTTATGGTAAGAATATAGAAAGCTATTGTATAGCTGAAAGTTTTAGAATGTTAAATACAGATTATCCACAAATAAAATGTATTCTGAGTTATGCCGATAGTGAGGTTGGACACGCAGGAACCATATACCAAGCCACTGGATTTCTATATCAAGGAGACAATTATGTGGATATAGCAATATTACCTAACCATAGTGTAAGTTTAGTTGGACCACCAAATTATGACTGGATTCATAGTAGAAGTGTATATTCACGTTGGAAAACACATAGTGTAGATAAACTAAAAGAACGTATAGGCAAAACATTTTGGCGCAAACGTGAAAGTGGTAAACATCGTTATATCAAGTTCATTAGCAACAAGATTGAAAATAAAAAGTTAACCAAGTCTCTTAAACATAAAACTTTGCCATATCTGAAGAGTACATCGTTCAAAGAAGAAGTGCAAGAAATCGTTGTAACATCTACCAACGAATTTTTCGAATAATGTAAGAAAAAAACCCCCTACCTTTCGGTAGAGGGTTTGTTTTAACTTACTAATCGTTCAGATTATACGGTATCTAGGTCACTGATGATAACCTTACCATAGAATTCAGGACGTACTACCTTCTTAGCGTAGCGGGTCATTACGCCTCTACGTGGTGTGAAGTTAGTTGGGTCATAAACCAATGGAGTTTGGATTAGTGGAATATATGGAGCATATACTGCACCGGTTTCTAGGAAGTTACTTCCACGGAAACCAACCAAGATTACGTTATCGGTCATGTATGGGTTCTTGTAGACTTGGAAGCGACTTGCGAAGCTACCAACTCTGGCAACACCCATTGCAAACTTAGCAGAATCACCATCGGTGTTAACAACATATCCTGGGATTGATTCCAAGATGGTTGCTACGTCTGGTGAACATACCAAGAAGTTTGCACCACCACGTAGTGTCAATTGGTGAATCTTGTTAGAGACCTTTTGGATCTTGTTACCAAGAGTTTGGAACCAAGTGCTCTTTACGTAAGCAGTACGATTTGGTGAGCTGTTAACTACACGAGTGAAGTTAGCAACTGGAGTACCAGTAGTACCACCAGCGAAGCTGAGGGTCTTTTGGAACTCAGTACCGATTTGGGCAGACCAAGCTTCGGTTGTGGTACCAGTTACGGATTCGTTCAACATGTCTAGGATTTCAAGATCGATTTCCATAGATACATATTCACTCAATAGAGCAGTAAGTTCTGCTTCTGCATCGATAGAGTGATATGCGTTCAAGTCTTGAGCCAATTCTGGGGTCCAGACAGCCTTCAACTTACGGGTCTTAGCAACGATTGGTTCGCTGTTTAGTACCAAGTTTACTTCAGGAATATTGATATCAGTATCAATATTTTGAGTTGCTGTTGCGGCACTGTTACCAGAACCTTCACCAGCGGTCTTACCAGCTTCGAAGTCACCACGTAGGTTATCAGTAGGTTGTAGTGTGTAATTTAACTTTGGAGTACGTGCTGGGGTAGTAGCTGTACTTGATTGACTTACGTACAAGTTAATTATGTAATTTGGTGATGCGATTGTACCGGTGTTAACTACGTTTGCGTAGGTGTTCAATACGGTGTAAGCAACATCACCTGTGGTTTGTAGACCAAATGAACGTACTGCGTTCAAGTCAACATTCCAAACGTAACCTGATGCGGCACCGGTGTTTGTTTGTGTATTATCATTAACGTCTAGACCAATCTTGTAGATACCCTTGACGTTACCGCTTCTCAATGATGAACTGAATTCACTAGCAAATTGTAGATCTGCCCAGCTTGCTGAAGCAACTGTACAATTTCCAGATTGGAATGCTGAACTGGTTACTACACGTTCAGAATAACCATAACGTCCTTGACCATATAGACCATTTACTGCTGCGTCGGTAGAACCGAACTTAGCAGAATTGGTACCACCAAACAAACTAGTGCCTGGGGTTTGGCTCAAGTGGTTACCAGAACCATACTTGAAGTCTAGATAGAACACTAGACCAGATGGTAGATTCATTGGTTGTACGCTGACGAATTCCTTTGCAGCAATTTCAGCGAATACACGGCGAACCAATGGTAGAGCAACACCAGCCCATTGTTCGGAACTGGTTGAGGTACCAGTTGAAGAAGCTTCATCTAGTAGTTGCTTTGCTTGGTTTTCTAATAGGATTGACATGTGTGCCTTCTCAACGCCATTTACGCCTTCAAGAAGACCTGTCTTTTCCCACTTGGATTGTAGTCCACGGGTTTCAGCCATCAATTTGGCTTGTGGATTCATATTGTTAGTCA